CTGAGCCTTAACTCTGGTGTACCGGTTTTGCAGGAGTTTTCCTTAGCGTTACTGCGCAACACGCGCGATGTTGAGTTTGACGTCAAGTACCTTTCGGATGGGTTGAGAGCCCGGTGGTGTAAAGAGAAGCACCGCCGCGAGACCCCCATCACCGAAGAGGCACGCGACAGCTTCTGTCTAGCGTTCGGAGTGGACCATGCGCGCCAGTTGGAGTTGGAACGATACTTTTCCCAGTGGGTTTTCAACAACGACGGATTGGTGCATTGGGGAGCAGAGTGGACCTCCAGCTGGCAGCCAGAGCAGTCGTTCGTCGAGCGAACGTTTTGGAAAAATGCCTAATAATAAAGCAAAACCCGCCCAACCCCGTCGACGCCCCGCAAGGCGCCGACAAAACACAGGTAACACAGGGATGCCCTCCATTCGGGGGGGTGTTAAAGCTTCTTCGAAGTTAGTATCCCAGGTTTGTGCCCTCACAGACCCATTCTGCGGCCATGCAGTCGGAGCCAAATACCCAGACCAGACCTCAGCAAGAACCATCACGGAATCTCTTAGAATGTCCGTAGCTGTACCAGCCGATGCAAACGGAAATGGTGCCATCGATTTCAGCACGTCCCTCGTTGCCCCCTACTCCCTGCCATCATCGCAGGCTGTGAGCGGGCAAGTTACTTGGGGACCTCCGCTGGCGACTGGCTTGCCAACCACTCTGTTTGCTACCTACGGAACTACGTACAGGGTGGTTACTGCCGGGGTGCGAATCTTGAACACCTCGTCCGCTACTAATTCTAGCGGTTATATGATGGTGGGTAAGGTTCAAACCCCCAGCAACAGCGATGTGACTGACTTTGCAGTGTCAGCCATGGAGTCAGCCCAAACTTTCTCCTTGGAACACGGCTTAGAAGTCCTGTCGGTGTTTAAACCAAAGGGAGCAGGAGCCCAAACCTTTTACACGAACACCTACGAACAGTGGGACAGTATCGCTGTGATTTGGACTGGCGCGCCCGTTGGTGCAACTCTGGTCTTTGAGCTCGTCGTCAATTATGAGTTCATCATTGCAAACACAAGTGTCTCCAGCACTATCTCCTCCATAGCGACGCCGTCCCCTCCGGACAATCCGCTACTACAGTCAGCCGCTTCGGCGGTCACAGGAGGCATATCCGACTTCATTAAAGCCAACGCCCAAACTTATGGGCGAAGGATGGTCGCACT